GACGCCATGCCCGGCCTAGGAGGAAGCCATGGTTGCCGCAGTTTTCAGCTCCGCGCAGATCCCTGCCCGTAGCGCTTACGCCGCCGAGATCTCGGTGAGCGGTTTCGACAACGGGACCATCAACCTGAGCGTCCGCTCGCTCGGTTCGTCCCACACCACTTTCATGGACGTCACGGGTGCACTGGCGCTTGCTGAGGCCATCACCAACGCCGCTAACCGCGTCGCCCAGGTGCAGCCATGAACGCCTACTACGTCGCCGAGCGTGTCGGCACGGAGTATCGCGGTGAAGTGGTCGACGCCAAGACGCACCGGACCATTCTCGTCACCTCCCACAACTACGCCGACAAGACGGTAGCGGAGTGTGCTGCGAAGAAGATGTGGGAAGAGGCGCAGGAGGCGATCGTATGAGCGCGCAGATGCAGAGGGTGGGTGGCTTGGACGTCGTGATCGACATGTGCGGTCAGCGTGACCGTCTCAATCACAACATCCGGTTCTTGTGTGAAGCGTTCGGCTGGGAGCAGCTTGCCGGCGCCGGCCTCAGGTGTGAGGCGTTGGTTCGCTGCCGCAGCGAGATGAACATCGGGATTCTCGAAGCCAAGCGGATGGTTGACGAGTACATGGCCCTTGTTGCGGAGGGCCTGGCGTGAATATCAAAGGCTTCCTTTCCCGCATCGCCGCGAAAAGTGAAAGCGAAGACATGCGGGCGGCCATTGCCGACCTCATGTTCAAGATGGAAATTTCCGGAGTTCACTGGCGAAAAGATAGCGAAGTCTCCGAGGCCTTTGACCGGCTTGCTGAAGTGCTTCGCGCCGGAGGTGCCGCATGACCACCGACCGCACCCTTTCGTACTACGAGACGCTGGCAAAGGCGGCGGCGGCACATCCGCGCGGCTCGGTCGTTGGCCGACTGGCGGCGCGACCGTATCAGCCCGGAGACGTGACTCCCAAGGTCGGAACCATGACCCTGGTTTCCGGCGCCAATGCCGATGTCGAAAGCGACCAGCATCGCAGCTATGGCTGGTGCCAGGTGATCGGCTACTCGGATGACCTCCAGTTCGTTTGCCTTCAGACACCCGGCTGCTGGCCGACTGTCGAACGCATGGCGAACTGCTGGTTTGCCAAGATTCCTGATCCTGGCAAGAGGCAGGCGGCCGGGAAGCCCGTCGACGTCCGTAGCGTGATCGCCACGGTGATCGCCGACCTCCGCGCCTCTGGCGACACTGGCATGGTGGAGAACCTGCTGGAGGCGGATGCGGCGATTGCGAAGGAGGCCATCGTCTCGGACGACCTCCTGAAAGCCGCCATCCAGGTTTGGGCTGCATGCCGCAATGGCACCGAGCCAGACCTGATCGAGCTGGCTGACAGCATCGATGCTGCTGGCGGCAAGGAATTGCGTAAGGCCGCGCTCGCCGGGAGCACGCCATGAGCGACCATGCGAAGGAGGCAACTTCCATTACTACCCATTGGGTGATTCTGATCGGCGGTGGCTATGGCGCTTTCCTCCATGAGGGAGCCGAGGCCGAAGCTGAGGAAATGCGGAGCCACAAGTCGCGCTGGGAGCGCGCTGTCGGCAAGAAGCGCCCAGCCACCGATGCCGAAATCAAATGCGGCATCGCTTCGGATTGCTGGAACCATCCTGGATTCAACAACCGCATGGTCTATACGGACTGCGATTGTCCAGATGACGACTGCGTTGCTGATGCGATGGAGCGCAGAGGGAGCACGCCATGAGCGCCCAACTACGACTCATCCAGGGCGATCACCAGATCAACATCGGCAAGCTTGACCGCTGCTATCGCGCCAAGGTTGCGCTTCCCAACGACGGCTTCGTGCGCCTGATCGACTACGTTGGACCGTGGTACGGCTGGAAGCAGATCGACACGGAAGCATCCGTTGCAACGTGGAAGACCAAGAAATGAACGCGGTTCTTTCACTCGGGATCGGCGACTTCCACGACCGCGAGCGTGATGTCCGCGAAGCTGCGGACGAGGCGATTGAGCGCGAATCGGCCGAGTTGTACGCAGATGACCAGGAAGTGAGCGAGGCGCTGTGTGACTTCCTCTCCTACCTGCGCGGCCATCGCAACGATCCCAAGGTTTTGGAGGCCATCAATGCGCTACGCGATGGCGATCACCTTCACTTCGGCACTCTCTGCGCACAGGCTGTGGACAAGCGGCTGGACCAGAAGGCTGAAGACAACATCACCGACCGCAAAGCTTCCATTGAGCCGTACTGACCTATGAAAACCATCAAACAACTACTAACCACGTTTCTGGCTATCGACATCCCGCTTCTGATGGTCATCTGACGGCGTGATACGTGGCACTAGCTGCTGGTGACCCTCCTGCGCCGGCCCGGCGGCGTAACAGCAGCACCGGGACTTATTTCCTGTAGAGGCGACATGACAAACAACGACTACGCATCCGAGCAGTTCCCGCCGGATGACGACGAGATTGAGGATGAGGGCTAGGCATGAATCTCAACAGCGAAACCATTGACCTGATTGTGCCCGCGCTCATCAAGGCAAGGTCGAAGTTTAAGGCGGCTGTAAAGGACGCCAAGAACGACCAGTTCAAGAAGAACGGTCAGGGATCGGGCTACGCCACGCTTGATTCCGTGATTGATGCGGTGACAAATGCTTTTCTGGAGAACGGCATCTATTACACGCAGCAGACGGACATCGTGGACGCTCGTACGGTCCTTTACACCCGCTTCCTTCACAGCAGCGGCCAGTGGATCGGTGGGTGCTACCCCGTGCATCCGGTCAAGAACGATCCGCAGGGCGAGGGTTCGGCGCTTACCTATGCCCGTCGTTACGCGCTGATGGCTCTGGCTGGCATCGCTCCTGAAGACGATGACGGAAACGCTGCAGCCAAAGCTGCGAAGCGCCAGGGCGACAACACGCTTTCTGGTCAGCCGCGTTCGGGGGTGTGGAACGACTACACCAACGAGCATCGCGAAGAACTGGAAAAGCTCGCGGCCAACATCGGCGAGTACATGGACATGAGTGATGTTCAGGGGGCTCACGAAGCTGTGGCGAATCGCGGACTGGATACCGACCTGAAAGCAGCCCTGTGGGATTTGCTTCCCAGTGGTACGCGTTCGGCACTCAAGAAGCACGCAAACATGGCTAAGCAAGCGGAGGCAGCATGACCAAGCAGTACGACAACACCAATAAAGGCGTCCTATTCCTCAATGATCGCAAGGAGCAGGACAACCATCCTGACCGCAAGGGTTCGATCAACATCGACGGCAAGGAATATTGGCTGTCTGGCTGGGATAAGCAGACATCCAAGGGTGACACGATCAGCCTGAGCGCTCAGCCTAAAGAACAGCAGGCCAAAGGCGGCGGACAGCAGCAGCGCAACAACACACAGCGCAGTGCTCCGCCGCCGGCCGACAACAGCTTTGAAGACGACGACTTGCCGTTCTGACGAGTCGCAAAACCAACATCACACGCAGGAGCACGTATGAGCACCAAGATCCTTGCCGTTAGCGGCGGCTTCTATTTCTTCGGCACCGAAGTGCAGGCACAGGAGGGCTATATCGCCCTGAAAAAGGCCGCGATGTTCGGCGGTTTTGGCGGCGGCAAAGGGCTCCCCGGCGTGGCACGCGGCGACAAGTCGGCCACGGTCACGCTGGATCGCTTCGACGCTGACGAGGAACTTCTTTTCCCCGTCACGGCAGTGTTCGCGATTCTTCCTGCCATCGACCTGTACGCCTTCAAGGGCACCACGCTGCGCTGATCCTTTGGCACAAGGGAGAATGCCATGAATCACCTGTTTTCGCCCGATGTTCCTATCCTTCTGATCGGCCCGCCGGGCGTGGGGAAGACCGCCAGCGTTCAGGCGCATTTCGATCACGCCGAGGTCGTGCTTACGTCCACCCTTGTGGAGGAAGACATTGCCGGTCTGCCGTATCGCGAAGGCGAATACGATTACCGGACTATTCCTTCGATCTTCCGTCGCCTGCAGGAGGCCTCCGACAAAGGAAAAAGCACCGTCCTGTTCCTGGATGAGCTGGACAAGGCCCGTCGGGCGGTGGCAGACACGCTGCTGACATTGGTCGCCTCGCGCCGAGTTGGCGGTGCATCCCTTCCCGAAAGTACGTGCATTGTCGCCGCGGCCAATCCTCCTGAGTTCGGCGGTGGTGATGGAATAAGTGACGCGATGATGTCGCGCTTCTCCGCCATCGACTATGTGCCCGATGTGTGCGCCTGGTCCGATTGGGCTGACAAGCAGTTCGCCTCAAACGAGGCCAAGATGGTTATTTCCTCGGTACGAAATGGCGAGCTTGCCATTTTCGACATGGTTGGCGAAGGCCTGTCTAAGCGAATCACCACGCCACGTACGCTGACCATGGCCCTTAAGGTTCTGGAGCGTACCGGAACCGATGAGGGTTTCGACTCGATCATGCGCGGTCTTCTCACGCCGGCATCCGCTAGCCAGATCCTTCATATCGTCACGCATACGCGCAATGAAGTGATGAATCACTCGATCATGAATGCGCGAAGTGGTGTTTCGAAGAACAAGAGCCGTCCTGTCCTCAGGGTGTAACCATGCAACTGACAGCCGCCCCTATCGTCCGTCAACCCATGCATGTGGTGGGCGCTCCTGGAAAGACGGACTTTGTCCGAATCTACCTAGCCTCTGAGCTGAATAAGTCCGAGTACAGGACGACGCTCAGGCATGAGCAGGGACATGTCTGGTCAGCCCATAACCGTCGACGTCCCAAGGAGGCCATACAAGATCTTTGGGTGATCGCCTGCGAGATGGAGATAGCCAGGACGATCTATGACCAGATGGATATCGACAATATCACTGCTCCGCGCTCCCGCTTGGCTGGCGGTTATCTGCCAGGATCGATTAAGGGACTTCCGGATGATGTGGTGTTGGCCGAGGACATCTACGAGTGGCTTGTCAACCATCCAGAGCAAAAGCCTTCCATGCAGTGCTGCGGCTGCGGAATGGGCGAAGGTGATGTTGGTGAGTCGGAAGATGTGGATGGCGAATCGGCATCTATGGCTGCCAGAGAGAAACTGGATAGCGACGAGAGATTGAGGGAGTCGCAGGTGGCGGCCGAGGCCAGTTACGCCCTGCTTAAGAATCGTACTCCCTCACTTACTTGTGCTGTGGATGCCGCCTTGCGTGTCCGTATCGAGCGTGAGCGGTCTTATAGGCGCCCATCTCGCCGGCATGACAATGTGTCCATGCTTCCTGCTGGAAGCATCTCCACCCCACGACCGCCGCTTGTCGAGATTTTCGTGGATCGGAGCGGTTCGTTCACACCTAAGAAGACGCGTATTGCGGAGCAGAGGCTTAAAGAGCTTCTCGCAAGGTATGGGTCATCCATTCGCTCTGACGTGTGGTTCTTCGGCGATGGCAAGCTTTCGGACAAAGACTACGGTGGTGGTGGTGATACGCCCTATCAGCTGATTCCTGTGCACCTGCAGAGCACTAAGCCGAAGCTGGCAATCATCATCACCGATGATGATCCGGTGTCAGACAAGATTGGTCAGGTTGATCGATCAACCAGTGTTATTTGCGTCCCCATTGGTTGCGACGGCACCAACCTGGCGCGCGCCATCCGCGGCACCGATGTGGCGCAAACCTAATGAAGTACCCGAAGGGCGACGGCAACGGCAACGGCAACGGCTACGGCTACGGCTACGGCTACGGCGACGGCGACGGCTACGGCTACGGCGACGGCTACGGCGACGGCTACGGCGACGGCTACGGCAACGGCTACGGCGACGGCTACGGCAA